GACCCTCTCAAGTTTTAATTCGTGCTATAATCGCGAATCACAAGTAGTATTCTACAAAGAACGTGTCACATTCCTCGTCAGTAATCTGTTTTAGAATTATTGGACGAGATGGTTTAAAATCAGTTAGAGTGATTTTATGAGGATAGAAGGATGGAATTGCTCTATCACCTTTGCTATCTTGATAAGTCCAGATACCAATGGAAGAGCTATTCGTCAAAGCTAATAAGACAACTCTCCTAATAGATTTACCTAATGGTGGAGATGGAAACGGAAAAGAAGTATTTGATGCAATCACATCTCTACGAATAAACGCGGTATGATAGGGTAGACTCTTATTAGCTGATCGTCGTGGTGCTCTTCTCCTCCGTGGAGTTTGTGGTGTGTTCTTCGTAGGAACTGATTTCTTAGCTTGATTCTTCGGCATGTTGGTTTGTGGCATATTGCTATGGTGGTGGTGTTTGTTTTCGTGGTTCTATTTTATGAGCCCAAGAAAATAGTCCTCCCAATATTTTTGGGCAGCAATACTTATGCCGAAAGCTAGATGGAATTGGGCTCTAGTTTCATCAGTTATTCGTCTACACTTGTTCGTGTTAGTCTTTTTGAGTTCAAGTGAATAATCGTATCCACCTATAGTTTTGGTGTGCATGCTATCCATGTAGGTGTAGAACGCTTGAAGTATGGGAACTCCAGCATTGCAACACAATTCTCCTTGAGCAAGAGTATGGAAATGCCTACGAATTTTATCTTCACTATCTAACTCTGGTCTAGTTATGTGCAGAGTTCTAGATATAGCTCTAGTCGGATCCCTTATGAGAATAGGACCATTCAGCGTAGTCAAGATCTTTGACTGACAGAATGATACATCCTCTAGATTGTTAGTTTGAACGTCCAACTTTGTCATGTACCCATATGATGCTAGAACACCAAAATCGAGTTCATTGGAAGAAGTCTTTTCAATAATAACAATCGAGTCATCTCCATTGACGATTATACTCCTTTTAGAAATGCCACACCTGTCTAAAAAGTCACTAAGTATAAGATGATTGATAATGCAATTGCCTATACTAGTGGTTATCTCTCCAGATGCTCGAGTGCCTGAAACACTATACTTTGTTCCAAGCATACTTGATCCCCTGTTTTTGAGTTGAACACTCAAAAGAGAGATAAGTTTTTGATCATTTGGATAAAAAGCTTTGTAAACGTTGTGT